GCGGATTCATGGCTCGGATAATCGCGTTGTATCTGCTCTTTGTGCGTTGCTTTACAATCTGCTTTACACATGTATAGCAAATTTATTGAAGGGGGAAGAAATGCATCACATTTGCATCACCTTTGCATCACATTTGCGTCACCTTTGCATTCAATCTGTTGTTTTGCGTCAATCGCTTTTCCCCTTGATCCGCGTCAATCTATTCATCATGTGGTAGCTCTTGGCGCTGATCATATGATCGTGAAACGATCCGCTGATCCGCGTATTAGGGAAGCGCGTTTCTATAGTGTTTAAGGCATGAATACACTTTTTTGTTTTTTGTGCTTGCGTTTGTATACATCTGTAGTTTATAGGGTAATGCATGTTCGCAATTACGCGGATATAGAAAGAAAGAAAAATACTATGAAACTATTACCATTAAATGAAATTACTCAAAAGACTTTGTCCATGAGCAATGAAGACTTAAAGCAATTGATAAACGATCAAGAGGATTCAAATCTTTGGATTCATTCAATATTAGCAAAGAGGTTCATGCATCTGATCAATAAAGGGATTCAAGAAGAATGGCTCGAATTGAATGGAGAGTATGTCCGCGTCTCATTCTAACTTTAGAAAGAAAAATACTACAGAAAGGCACACACGATGCACGATCACTATATTATTTCACTCATCATCTTAGCGCCTTGGTTCATGGTAGGCGCTTGGGAACTATTACAAGCAATAAAGGAGAAACTCGCATGAAGCACGCCAATGATTTATTCGCCCAGGCGGTCAGTCAATTGATCGAGATAGGCGAGAAAGCACGCAAGGAACGGGAAGCACGGGAACGCAAGGCGAGCGATCGCGAAGCGATCCGCGTAAAGCGTAAAGAGAAACGCGCACATGTGAGGCTGACGGAGCGCGAGAAAGTGCAACTAACATTTAACCTATAAAACAAAACAGAAAGAAAAATACTATGAGAGATGACATTGAACAAATAATCGGAGATAGCGATGGATTGAGCCATTTGAGCGATGGCGAAATGATAGAAACATGCGAAACACTCGCGGAAGTTTTTTCAAACGCTAGTGTTCGAGAAATTGAGAACCTTATCGCATTACTTAATCAAGCAAAAGAGAAAGCGGAGTTTTGAGCATGAACTTAACAAAAGAGAAACGCACACACACGCCAGGACCTTGGTACACCTATCAATCGCACAAAGATGTGAATCGACATATTGCGTGTAAGGATGGCAAATCAATTGCTAAAGAAGTGCATCACGCCAACGCGCGATTGATCGCGGCGGCTCCGGAGATGTATGAGGTACTATCCGAGTTATTGGATACGCTAGAAATGTCCAAGGGTTATGGATTCGATGAGGAATACGAGAAAGCTCGCGAGGTCCTCGCCAAAGTAGAGGGGGGTGAGGGATGAGACTTATTGAGGAGAAAGAGAAACCAATGACTGATGACGATAAACTAGATGTAATTCGCGTTATTACCCTTTTGAAAGATTGGTCTTGCATTGACGAGATGATTTCCGATTGGAAACAAGTTGATGATATGGACGGACCTCTTGGTTACGCTTTGTTTGTTCGCGAAGAGGTAAAGGATTTGATTGCGAAACTAGAAGAAGAAACGGGGGGTGAGGGATGAGGGTGTATTATGTAAAATATATTTCATATGAAGGCCATAACACAGAAATGTTTTTTGGTTCCAAGAAAGATGCAAAGAAATGGATAAGAGAAAATAAAGATGATTATGATTATGTAGATGACGAACCGTCCCCATGCTTTCTAAAATCTACAAAGAAAAGCGATATTATCGCTTGGGTAAATCATTACACAGGAACTCATGACTAGGCCAAACGAGTCCGACACAATTGCACGCTTAGCGTTGGGCCTCATCATCTTTTTGTTGATGAGGTACGCGCCCAGGGCGGTTGAAGCTTGGCAAAAGAGAAAAGATATGAAAGGAGAAATGCGATGAGTGAAGAAGAGATAGTAAAAGTAGTTCAGGAAAACGCTAAGTATTATTCCAATATTGATAAGCCCTACTCGATTGGATGGAACGGCAAACCATTGTTTGCAGACTCACCAAGAGATTTAGTTAAGCAGATAATCGAGATCGAGAATAAGGAGAAATAATCTTTAACCCCGTACCCCATCAAAAAAGCGTTTTGTTTCGCAACATGAGTCTTTACCCTCGTGAGCGATCAAAACGCTTTTTAGGCTACTCCAGGGCAGAAATATGGCTATCTGTATCCATCTGTAGTCTACCAAGGCTTTGTTTCTTTCTTTTCACCTAAGCTTGTACTCCAATTGCCCGTACTCTTCTCAAAACCAAGCGTGACCGTGAGATCAGTCTCTCCTCCGCGGTTCTTGGCAATATGGCAATTGATGCGGTCCTTGGTTTCATCCACCTTGTCCTCAACTGATAGGAGAAACACGCAATCCGCATCCTGTTCGATACTCCCGGAGTCTCTCAGATCGGAGAGCATTGGCTTTCTGTTATTGATCTCGCATTGTCTTGATAATTGAGAAAGGGCGAGGACCGGAATCTGTAGCTCCATACTGATCTGTTTGAGACTGCGAGAAATGGCGGTGATCTCCTGCACGCGGGATTCGTATCCTGGAGCAGAGACTAATTGCAAATAATCAATCACCGCCAACCCCACATCTCCTTTCACTCGCTCCTGGGCGAGAAAGGCGCGGATGGAATCAAGCGTAGCCTTGTTGTCATCCTTGAAGGTGATGGGCCATCCCTGCATTCTCTTTGTGGCATCCTCTAGCTTCTTACGATGAGCGGGGAGAAGATCCCCTTTCATGCGTGGGCGGGCAACCCCGCTCTCGCGGGAGAGTAACCGCCCGGAGCATTCCGAAGCACTCATCTCCAGGGATGCGTAGCTTGCACGGTATCCCCGCTTGGCAATCTCATGAGAGAAATGCAATGCGAGTCCTGACTTCCCTACCCCAGGCCTTGCGGCTAGGACATAAAGCTTTCCCGGTTGGAATCCTCCGCTTAGACAAAAATCCAATCGTTTGAATCCTGTGCTTACTGCGGATGATTCTCCCGCATCTATGGAAAGAAACTCAGAATGTGCTTCCTTGGTGGCGGGTCCCACTTTTACCTGTCCCTTCCCTGATGCTAATGCTTTGGCTACCCTGAGATTGAACTCGGAGGCAATCTCATCTGATTGTTTTCCCTCCCTGAGCATATCCGTGGATACCATGAGCGCTCGTTCCACTTCGCGTCTGTTCCTCGACTCCACCAATTGATCCACATATCTCTCCACCTGTCCACCGCCATACTTCTCCGCAAGTTCTAGAGCTTCCGAGGAATACTCAGGTAGCTCAATCGCCACATCCACCTCATTCAACTCGGATCGCTGTGCGATCAAACGGAATATCGCTTGGTGCGCGGGCGAGGTGAAGTCATCCTCCGTTAAACGCTCAACCGCTGTGGCGGTGGAGAGATTTGTGTCATCCCTAAGACATGCGGCTAGGACCGCTTGCTCTGATACCGAGAAATCCATCAAAACTCTTCCTCATCCCCGTACTCAGGAATTGTGACCTCCTTGAGGGTTCGTTCCTTATTTACCTGGGGAATATTCTTTTTAATCCACATTCGACATGCATTTCGAAAAGCTGCGTTCCAATCCACATAGATAGTCCCTTTGCTCTTTGCCCAATCTCTGAATATTGCAATCGCCTCCTCATGATCAATTCCAAGTTTCTCCGTAATCCCTTTTGGAGGATCAAAGTTATCGGGGATTTTCGTACCCTTTTTCTTCTTAGACTCAGAAGGTTTAAGTGTCTTGGCGGAGCTATTTTCGCTATATTTAATATTAGAACAATTCGTAGAATTGTCGTGTACGCGCGAGGAAGTGTCTCCATGAAGACACTTGGAGTAATTTGAGAGTCCGCAAATTATGAAGTGTTTTAGTCCCTCATGATACTTAAATGTACCCTCGTCCGATACGAAGTCATTATCATCCAACCATTGATTAAATCTATACAATAGATTGCCCTTTAGCGTTACAGATGTTTTCTTTTTATCGACACACAGTTCTGTCTTTTTCTGTATTTCGTCTGTCATTATAATCCTAAAATTGTGCAAACAAGTCCTATGATAATTGTGAAAAATACTACCCCACAGACTGCAAAAAGCAGTCCATGAAGTAGTAACTTAAGTACATTTTTTATCCCATCCATGATAATTATAGTGGCTTAAGTACAGAAGGAATCCTTGGGTCTGCTTTTAAAACAAACTTGGAGACTTTCTTATTTCTGATCCAATTATTCCAAGTAAGAATCCCACCCCTGACTATATAATGCGGTGCTGTTTTCTCCTTCTCAGATATTCTTTTTATCAAGGCATTCCTAAAATAAAGAATCGGATCTCCTTTTTGTAATCCCATACCTGTTGCCAATATATCCATGAATTGATCTGCGAATGAAGACGCATCCTTATCACCAAATGGAGCATACTCTAATTCTGTTTGACGCAAGAGATAGTGGAGTACAGCAGTTGGACCTACTCTAATCTTAAGGTTTCTTACAAAAGCCCTAGCTAACTTAGTGGACTCCTCTATGCCTGGATATTTTTTGGCTATCAAATCAACCTCATGGTTAGGGATGACCACTTTGGCGGATCCTCCCGTCTGATTATATCCAAGCTCACCATCTTTGGAGATCTTCTCTAATATACAAAGTGCGGTATAAAGAACTGAGGTGTTTGAATGCCCATCTATTCCAAGAACATCTGCGCCACTTCTGCGCTTACCTTGGTCTAGCGTCCTGAATGCCCTTGTGTCTCCTATTTCAACTACGAGCGCTTCTAGTGGTTTCCTACTCTTTACACAGGCAGATAGTCTATGCTGTCCATCAATTAGAACATTATTGGAAAATATAATAGGTTGCCCGTTTAGAATCCAAGATCCATCAGTCATGTATTTTGTGTACACATTTACAGTTGATCTGCTAATTGCTCGATTGTTTGCCTTTGCTTGTAGAATCTGCTCTGCCACCTTTGGATGTATAGTCCTTATCGATGCATATATATCGCGACTTGGATCGTACAGATAATCACTTATTTTTAACTCTTCATTTATTTGTGGTATTCCCATAGTATTTTTCTCCTTATTTATTTGTTATTTAAATGATGCCTCAGAATTAGAATGGCATCTGCTGTTTGTAATTTTAGTCCCTTGGTTGAGGGAAAGAACTGCTTTGCGTGATTCATGAGCGCTTTCTTACGCTTGTTTGAGGTTAGCCCACTTAGCCCACTTAGTCCCTTCTGCCACTCCTGTGGACGCACCAGGACGAACGGGATCTCCAATGCTCTGAGTACGCCTTGAAGAAATCCAAAGCTAGTCCCAAGCTTAAAGGAGGTACTCGATGGAATCATCTTCCCGGCAAAGGGAGGAACATGCTCAACCACAGCCTCAATGCTTGTCACATCAGGATGATCTTTCAGGTCCTGCATATGCTCAACAAACTCGAAGTCCTCATCGAGAGTATGCAGATTTATGCTAGAGTAGCTTTTGCCCCAAGCAATAGCGTATCCACCACTCTTGCCGGGATCTATGCCAATCGTAAGCTTCATGCTTCCTCCTCCTCGTCTCCGCAATCTTCCTCGAAGTGCAGGATGAGATCAGGATCGCTCACATTATTAAGATCCTCTTTTCGCAAATGGGCGACCACTTGTTCGAGCGCCGCTTGCATCACCGTTACCGCACCGAAGAGATCAGCCTTGGCTAATTTATCACTCGCCAAAGCGAGTGCCTGTTTTGTGTTGTCCAGGTAATTCATGCTGCCTTTCCCTCCGAGTCGCGTCTCACCGCATTGGCAAAATCGGTAATATCAATCGTCCGCCTATTGCCCACGGTGACGCTGTGTAGCTCATGCTCCTCAATGATCCGGTAAACATAGGTACGACTAACCCCAAACTTATCCGCCAATTGCGAAATGTTTAGACGGTTATTCGTAATCTGCGAACCAAGATCCAAGGTTTCCACCATGTCGCTATACCCAGGCCATATGCCACTTGATTGGCAGGAGGCCCACAATTGGCACGCTCTTTCCATGTTGGAGAATTGCTTGTTTATATCGCTCTCCTTGATGGTGTAGGCGGCAGTAGCATAGGGTGCTGTCTTCTCCACCGCTATGAATACGAACTGCTTGGGTTTTTCTCCGAGTAATCGTAATGCGTGCATGTACCAACATGCCTGAAATAAATAACCAAACTGACGCACACTCTTGGTGAATCCACGATTGGATGCATCCTGCGTGCTTTTTAAATCAATCACCACACCCGCGCCGGGGATATACAAGTCAGGTCTTACCTTACACTTGGCACCTTCCATCTCGAAGTATCCCGTGCCTTCCACTACCTTATCAATATCCGCCATGTAGTGCCGAAGAACAGGATTTTCCAATGCACTTCCCGCCATCTCTAGAATCAGATCGTAATCCGCAGGAGCGAGCCATTGCTTATCCGGTTCACTCTTCTGCATAAGTTCAAACGATTCCTTGTAGTGCTTGGTGCGTGGACCCTGCCCGTCTATCTCATTGGGCTTTACCGCAAACTCGTCATCCAATTTTTCCGGTTCCAATGTAGCGGTATGAAATCCACTCCCTATGACCAGGGCAGGACTGCTCGGCTTGGGATTATTCATATCGTGCCTCACCTTGGCGGGGCATGTGTTGATTAGACTCCACGCAGTCGAGCGAGATAACTCGCCCGACCCGTGGTACTCTGCGTTAGATATACCATCCTTTAGCATGATAAGCCTTTCAGTTGAGGATATTGTCCTTCTATACCTTCGAGCATTGCGCGGATCTCATGATCACATTCCCGCCATTGCTTTACCTTCTTCACCGCATGGGTCACATTCGTATGGACTCGATCAAACTTCTCAGCCACTTCCTCCTGTGTGTTACCCATCAGATGCGAATAGAACATCGCGATCTGACGAGCTAGTGCCACATTCTTGAAACGATTACGGGAATTAATCTCATCAACCGTAGTTCCCATGTAATCCGCCACTATCTTTTTTATGTCGCTAATCGCCATCAGAATGGGTCCTCCTCTTTTGAATTATCTTCAGGCTCAGGAGTTGGCTCCGCAAATGGATCATCCCCGGTAAATAATGCTTCGAGGTTTATCTTCATCTCCTTCACCGCCGCATTGATCTCATCACTACGCTTCTTGTGCGGAATTGGAGTCATGGCATAAGATGTTTCCAAACCTTCTCCATTGCGTACAATCTTTAAGTCATACTTGCGTGGATCTCCCCACTCCTCATCCTTCGCAAGCGTGATTAACTCCTGGCGTAACTTTGCCTGAGTCAATTCAAGTATCTGTATACGCTCCTCCTCATAGTTGTATACGAGCATCGCCAAGAACTGCTTTGGCTTCTCTTCAAAACTCATTGGCGCATCCTCTCCGATCTTCCAACGATGCGGTCTTCTTCCACCATCAGCGGAACCCGTCCAACCTAGCATACCCTGGATTACTCCACCATCATCGGAAGATCCGACTATACGAAAATGATTCGTACCTTGCGTTAATTTCATGTAATTACCGCCACCGCTCGGTGAGCTTTGCGGAACATCTTTTATGTTATCTAAGAATCCCATTATAATTTTGTATATTTTTAGTTGTTATTTTTTTGTTGTATTTGCATGTAGTTATGTGTTTTTATTGTCCACATGGGACGACAAATACTCACAAAGCCTGTATCTCTGAGGCTTTCACCTTCAGTCAGAGACAAAGTTAAAGCAGTTGCAGATCGTACGAGCCTTATGCAGGCTCAGGTATATGATCTCTTACTTCAGGCCGCCTGTAAGGCGCTTGATGAGGGGACAGAAGATGATTCTCTTCCGCTCCCTCTCCATCTGAAGATGGTAAAAAAGTAAGTAGTTCTTTAATCAGAACATCTATGCCCACCTTCGTGGGGGTTTCTGCTGTTATTGTAATTTCGTTCCCGCCTTCATGCTCCAAGCGAAGACCATCCATTTCCGATGTGGTAGGTTTTGTAGTCATCTGTAGTTATTTTTTCTGTGGTTTTATGACGCATTGTTTCTTGGGCAAGAAATTTAAGTCCTACTAAAAGCTCCGTTGGATCGTAGGCATTCCAACGTAGACACGGGAGGTAATTTCCACGCTTGAGTGACCGAGAGCTTTGCTCGCCACAAAAGCATTATTCCCATTCTTCCTCATCACCCGGTGTCCGCAGTACTTTCGCAGGCGGTGTACGGGGCGATCATCCACCACCCCGCACTTCCGCCGTAGAAAAGATGGAAACTCGCGCGTAATGCGGTCCTCCTGAACAGGAACGATTAAATCATCGTTCGATGTTTTAAAGGAGTTGATAAGTTCCCACCACGATGGATCGCAGGGACGATCCTGGTATTCACCACCGCTTTTGGGGCTGTGTATCCTTATCAGTTTATTTCCATCGAAATCTTCGTGTAGATCATCAAACCTTGCCCGTTGGATTTCACTACTACGAAGACCTAATCCGTACGCCAAAGCGTACATCAAATACATTGCGGGGTCGGACTCCTTGAGCGCTTCACATGCCTCGCGGATTTTATCCAACTCCTTACGATTCGCATCAAATGGCGTGACTTGCACGCCCTCCAAACTCAATGCGATCCAATTATTAAACCATGAGGTATCGATCCCTAACTGCTTATAACGCTTTATCCACGCCTTACTGAATAAAGATCGTGCCTGACGCATCTCATTGGAACCACGATGTGCTACCCAATCATCGCAGATCGGAATCCTTGATCCCGTTTTTCTAGAAAATGCGGATATGTCTGCATCAGCAGGATCGATTCCGTAATGTCTTAGGATCTGCTCCATGCGCAGGATATTATTTCCTTTTGTGCGCTCGTTCGCTTGTCGCTTGGCGACTAGCGTTTGCGTTCTATATATTTCAAAGAAGTTAGAAATGGGCAATTGTTTCCGTACACCTTCAAAGCGAATAAATCCGTTGTCAGATATCATAGGGGTAGCGGATTGTGTAAAATCTTCGGAGTCTTGTAAAGTGTACATGGCGTGGTTTCCCTTCTTTTTTCTTTCTATATGGTTTTTGCGTAATTATTTACGCTCCACGCCTCCAAGATCACTTGGTACCGGGCCGGGGACTCGAACCCCGAACCAATTGATTAAGAGTCAACGGACATAAAAATTTATGTCAATTGCTTCCAATCAAGCGCAAAGCATAGGACACTAAAACCATTAGATTGTAATTGCGTCAAGCACTTTTCTGATTTTTCTAAAAAAAAGAACCGCCTCGGTTAAAAGACGGTCCTTATAGAAAGAAAAGGTACTATGATATACCTTGTGATCAGAGGCTACTTGCTGTCTTGGATTTTGTCAATCCTGCAACAGTCCTGCTTGTAGTAAATAAGCATTAATCCTAGTATCTAACTGCTTTTGTGGCTTTGGTCTTTTTTGTAAAAGGTATGCCATAAACTTAGGATCTTGTATTGCTTGAGTTAATACGCCCTGAACTTTAAGTGCTGGTACTTTCTCAAGCATCTTCTGAGCCATTTTGGAAAACGCACTTTGTGCTATTAGCGTAGTGCCGCCCATCATTTGCCCTACAGCGGAATTTGCCCCAAGCTTAGAACCAAATACCCTCGCTAGTAAATTTATCACGCCATCTCCTGTGCTGATAAGCGAGTTTAGCTTACGCGGATCTGTTGCGGCATCTTCAAATATCTTAGCTTTTTCCGCTATCTTTGTAAGATTCGCAGATTGTTCAGGAGTTATAAGCCCGGTATCTAGCAAGTTCTGTCTTAGCGTCTTATTACCAACCTTGTTGTTTAGCAATTGCTCCAAATTGTTGCCACTAATCAAACCTTCAAGCTCACCCTTAGTAATAGTCGCTCTTTTAGTTAACTCGTCAAATACGCCATGCCTTAATCCTTCAATTGCATCAGGATTCTTTGAGCGCTTCACAGTCCTTACTAAATCCTTAAATGCTTCTGCTTGGTAATTTGAGTCAAAAGCTGTTTTAAGAACTTCCGATAGATCGTCAGAACCTTTTGCAATTTGTGCGGCAAGACTCTTCTTCTCAATAAATGCCCTACCCTTTTTAGCGGTATCCTGGAGTGTTGTGGCGAGTTTTACCTTCTTATCAACATCAGTAATATCATCGAGCATACCAACCTCACGCAAAGTAAGTTGATTGTTATCCACGAAGCGTGACAAGGCCGCAGGCTTTATTTGATTCGTAAATGGATCAATGACCTCTGCCGCCGCAGACTCCATAAAGTCGCGCTGTAACTTATTGAGGAGTTCTGTAGTCCTTCCCGTCTCCATTGTATCTACGGTTCTTTCAGTTGCTCGTTTGAGCGCTTGGAAATTAAATGCTCTTTGTGCATCAGATGCCTGCCCTGCCTTTTCGAGAAACACACCAGGTTCTGCTTCTCTCAATCCACGGATAAGCTTTGTGTTAAACTTCTCGTTTAATGACCGTGAAAACTCGCGAGCTACATTTGCAGTTGCATCAGTTACTTGATTGAGATCCTCAAGCATACCATCCGCTAATTTATTAAGCATTCTTGCATCATTAAAACGCCCGGTAGCTTTTGCCTGCCTTGCTAAGTTTAACGCCACGCTTCTTTTGCGGAATAATTCTTTAGCACCAACTCTTACAACAGGCTTAAATCCCTGTCTTTGTGCTGTAGCTAAGAAACCTCTACCAGGACGCTGTGCTAAGGTAGCATCTTTTCTTTTAATTAACCCCTGTATAAATCCCTCAAGCGGTTTCATCACTTGCTCGTTAGGACTAATCTCATCTTTGATTGAGTTGAATGCTTGGATTGTTTTATCAGTTGGACTAGGTACTCCTTTGTCCACTTCATCCCAAAGACGGGTCTCCATATTGCGGGCAATCTTTAACTCGTCATCGATTATCTGCCGGGCCTCGGCACTTGCTTTTACCGCGTCATCTTTGTTTTTAGTAAGCACGCGACTTACGGCATTTACTGCTCGGTCCTGTGCCTTTTCAACCATCCCATCGAGCTTCTTATTGGTAAACTCTATACGCATTGCCTGCGCTTCTTTTACCACCAATGGGTTAGTCGAGTTATTTAGTTTACGAATCTTTTTATTAAATTCATCTGCCGCCTTTTGGGTTTGCGTATTAATCGCAGTTTTTAACTCATCTCCTGCGTCAGATATAAGTTTATTCTCTATAGCGGTAAATATCTCTCTAGCTTGAGGATCTTGGGTAACCTGGGCAGTAGTACCTGATCCCTCGGCTCCACGCAGTTGCTCGACCAAGTCACTCATTTTGCGCTCATCTACTTCAGGGTCTTTCG